CAGCCAAGATAGCCAATGGAAACATATCCACAGCCAAGATCGCAGACAACGCAGTCACCAGTGCAAAGATAGACACAAACATAGATATAGCAGGTACTTTTGATGTTACAGGTGCTACTACGTTGGATAGTACGTTATCAGTATCAGGTCTTGTAAAAACTACTAGTGATGTTGAGATTGCTTCATCACAACCAAGACTGCATTTAGATAGAGGTGATGGCTCATATTCTTGGAGCATTTACAATGGCAATGGCTCAGGAAACTTTCCAATATCTACATTTAATATAGCTAACAATTCAAATACACCTGTAGTCACTATATTAGATAGTGGAAACGTAGGCATAGGAACTACGAGTCCTGATAGTCCACTTGAAATAAAAGCGGCGACTAACAGTAGTTCTGACACAACTTATTTAAAATTATTTAACGCAGGTGAAAATGTAGGTCATATAGATTTTGAAAATGGCAATGGTAGTCTTGCGAGAATCACAGGAACTAAAGTAGGGGCAGGTGCTAGTGCAAATGACGGTATCTTAACCTTTAATACTGCAACTGATGCCAGTCTATCTGAAGCTATGCGTATAGATGCTTCTGGAAACGTAGGCATAGGAACTGCGAATCCTAGTGAATTACTTGAGGTTGCTAGTACAGGTGCAACGACAGCCATTGAAATAAGTGCAGGTGAAGCATCAACTACGACAGGAGAAGCTAAACTCGTTTTAAGGTCACTACACTCATCATCTGGAACAACATATTCAAGGTCTGAAATTGCATCTTTAGGAACAGCAGGTGGAGATTCTGACCTTATATTTAGAACAACAACTGCTTCTGGTGGACCTGCTGAACACATGCGTATTACTGATGACGGAAACGTAGGCATAGGAACTACAAATCCTTCTTCTATATTACATTTATATGGAGCAGAAAACGGAGAAGGAACAGCAAAAGGACAATTAAGAATACAGTCAAATACTGCTTTCGGATCAAGCCCACAAGCAGGAATAGTTTTTACAAATGAGCATACTTCAGGCTCACAA